CCTTCTGGGCCTTGGCCTCGTCATCGGTCTGCTTCTCGCGGAGCTGCTTCTTATAGCCCGCCAGTTCCGATGCCGTCTTGTCAAAGGTCGCCTTGCTGACAAAACCGCTCATATCCGGTTCGTAGCCCTCCAGCGCCTTTACCTTGTCCTCAAGGGACATGTTCTCGTAGCCTTCGATGTTGAATTTCATGCTTTGTTCTCCTTTGCGTTTTATTGTGTTCTCTCACGTTTTGTGTTTACGGTTCTCTCCGATAAATAGAAAAGCGCCAACTGTACCCAAGATCGGGCTTAGTTGGCGCTCTTTTGGCGCTCTTTGATTATGATGATTTTGCGTTGTTCGGTATCGATATGTAACAGGGTTTTACAGCGTGGACATGGCATTTCGGCCTGTCCGCTTAAGTTCAGTAACTTCTTATTGCATTTGGGACAACGGATTTCCTCCAGTATCAACTTTCTGCCACCTCCACCCAGCATCGACAGTTCCGATGGGGCTTAGGCGGAACCTTGTCAATGCTGTAAATCTTGCCGTGCATAGCCCCACACGTGGCACAGCGCCGTTCATCCTCCGAGGTAACCCATCTGACCGTCTTGACACCGCTATCCTTATAGGCTTGTATCATGGTCTGAAAGGTAACCTCATCGGCAAAGACCTTATTCATGGATACCCACAGCCTCTCAGCCAGCTTGATTTCCTCAAGGGGTGAGGGGCCACCCAAGACCCCTTCCACGAACCGTGCCCGCTTACGGTCTACCTCGTTTTCATAGACGTATTTGGTCACGGGATCGTAGGCTAACATAAGAGCGAGGACGAAGGCGGTACCGTCGAAATCCTCACGGTCGCCGTACCGCTCATACACCACCCTTGACAAACGGGCCATTTCCTGCTTGGTCTCACTAAGGGCCGTATCGTAGATATCATGGGATACGGCGATGACGTTTAGTTCGTCGAAAGCGGTAGTACGGGCTTTGCGGAATAACCTTTGGTATCGCTTGATTAAGTAGCTGATAACCTTATCCGCGGTTTGGTACGGATTCATGACTCATGCTCCTTACGTATTGTTCCATTTCCTCAGCCTCTTTCTTCTCCTGCTCCTCCCACCACTGCTTACTTTGCAGATACGCGCTTTCGGCATCGGCAAACATACCGCAGTGGGCAAAGGCCAGTTCCGGGTGAATCTTCTGGCTATTCAGCATGGCGATTAAAACCTGCGACTTGCTGGCGATGTTCTCATAATTGCGGCGGGTGAAATGGGTTTCGATATCGGTCAGCTTCAGCTTGGTGCCTACCGTATCCCGCAGGATCCGTAAACACAGGCGCAGGTGCCGTTTTTCGGATTTCTTGAAGATGGTTTCGGTAGCCTTGGCATAGGCTTCCGCCGCCTCCCATCCGTCCCTAAGAATCACCGCCGCACCGGTATCACTGGTAGAGCTGCCGCCGTTTCGATTCGGCATGGCACAGATCTCAAGGATAGCTTGTAAGAAATCGTTCTTTAAGGTTTGAACGTCTGCCTGTGTCATGGCGGGGGAGAGGTACTTGGCATCTACGCCCTCCGGTAAGCACAGGGTTTTCCATTCCTCCAGCTTTTGGTAGGTTTCCTCATCCAGCTGACCTCCCAAGATAGCCAAGAAGGAGTTGACAAACTGGACGATATCGTCCATGCGGTTACTTTGCAGCTCGTTTAGGGAATCGAGCTGAGACATGACTACCTCAAAGACACCCAGCATGGGATTATTGGCTGGGTATTCGATGATAGGGATCATCCCCAAGGCATGGGGCTTATTTGCCAGCATGCTACCCAGTTCGGTGATCTCGTAATAATGGTTTGGCGTATAGATACAGTACACGGTGGTACCGTCCTCACGCTTCACGTAATGGACCCCCATGACCGGCTTTTTCTTAATACCGGCATGATACACCACGAAGGTATAACGGGGGTCGAGGGAGCTGATATCGAAGATGGGTTCGTCTCCATCCTCTGTCCACTCACTGTTTAGGAGTGTTAAGCGGTAGCAGGTACCCGCCACATACAGCCACTCGGCAAGATCGATATCGCAGGCGGCCTTATCGGCATCTGCCATATAGCCGTTTAAGGCATTGATATCGGCGGCAAGGGCATCGTCGGGATCGCTTTCGCTTTGGGTATTCTCCCTACGTGTATACTGAATGGGCTCCCCGAAGGCGTAGCCCTTATGAAAGCTTACAATCTCGTAAGCGCGATTCTCACATACTTTATGATTGATATTCTCGCGGACTTCCTTGGTTTTGCCGAGGATATCCGTTTTACCTCGATAATATTCCCACAGCCGTTGAATTTCGCTTCGGTTCGTTTGATGTGTCCGGAGCGCATCGAACAAAACCCGTGTGACGTTCTCGGCTGTTATGGTTTCTTCGCTGGTATAGATTTTGATACGGCCGTAACCCAATCATACTCACCTTCCTCTACTACCATTATATTACCATAATTTACAAGCGTCTATATGAAGATATTAAAGGGGACGACGGGCTACGGTAACGTACTTAAGACCGGTAGCAAGGAAATCTACCAGCATGGCAAGACTATCCGGGGCATCGTCGTGAAGGTTCTTTCCGCTGACGGTAAAGAGGGTAAGCTCCCGCATGAATTTCTCATATTCGGCGCTTCTGCTCTTACTGTTACGGAAATAGATCCGCTTCACATCCGGTGCAAACTGAATGATACGGCTGAGCTTACTTTGGGTGGTAGGTGCCTTCTGGTAGCTCATATTGATCTTGATGCCATCCTTCCGTAAGGTCTCATCCACGATACCGCCGTATTCGTCGCCGCCGTTATTACTCTCCCATCTACCCATATGGGGAACATGCTGCTTCAGCTTCCCGATAACCAGAGGCCTTGTAACGGTCTTATCCCCGCTATTGAATACCACGTCATGGAGGTAGATATCCTCGCCGTAAACGTAGGCGATGGGCATGGAGAGGCTATCTCCGCCACCCCATGCTACGTCGGTAACGAATACCTTTCGGTCGGGCTCCCCGTCCGGCAGGACACCGTTATAGTACCGCAGCTCCTCCGCCGGGAACAGCAGACCCTCTCGCACGTAGGGGTTACCCATATACTTGGCCATCCATGTGGCGTCGTCGATGCTGGCCTTCATGTCCTGATAATATTCCGTGGTAAAGCCAAGGCCGTATTTATAATTGAAATTGCTTTCCCCTTCTTCATTGAGGGCAGGGATAACCCGGAAGCGGTACCGTGGGTTATCTCGGTACTGCTCCTCCACGCGACCCAAGGGATCTGCCACGTTCCAACGGGTACCGACCATGAGCTCAAGGGCGCCCAGCTTCTTACGGTCTTTTAGCTGATTCAGATAGGCGTCGTATTTACTCTGAAGGCGCAGAGGGTTTAAGGATTCCTCAAGGTCCTCGATGATGTCATCCACGTAGAGCACACCACCCGTACCGATCTCCACGGCACCGGTAAGGGTACCGCTGATGCTTCGGCAGGTAATGGTAGGGAAACGCTTTTTCTTTTCTAAATCCACCGTTTCGTTCTTGGCGCTGTTATCCACGATGGGCACACCGGGAAAGACGTCCGCCCACAGGTACTGGGTATTGTCGGTAATGATACTGAGAATTTCCCGATAGAATCCGTCTGTGAGCTTATCGCTGTGACCGCTCATGACACTGGCCACTGCCGGACGGTGCCCCATAATAAAGGTCATGAAGAAGATACACAGGGTACTCTTTCCGATACGGGGCGGCAGGCTGATGCCGAGGAAATCCAGTTTACCGTCGAAGAGGTCTTGCAGATCGTTTACAAGGGGGAGCAGAACCTCTCGGCGTGGCAGGTAGAAGCGTTTCTCCGGCTCGCGGTTCTTCTCAAGGTAGATGCAATAGGCATCGAAGTCGCCCCGCATGGCCTCAAGGAGATAGGTTTTATAGGTGAGGTCGTACATGGAGGCCGTTGGGATCTTCTTGGTTTCCTTGCGGATCCATTGACACCACATCTTGACCTCGGCGCGATCCTCGATGCTTCTGACAAGGGAGAAGGCATCCAGTAAGGTTTCCTCGGTCTGGGTTTTCAGTCTCTTGATCTTCTTTAGAATTTCCATCTACGTTCCTCCCAAAACAAAATAAGAGCGCCCTACCAAGCTGTTTTACAGCAGGTAAGGCGCTCTTGGCGCTCGTTATATAAAATGGGTATACGAATCCCATTATCTTCTGTATACCATTGTATACGGGGAGGTGGGGATTGTCAAGAGAAATTTAATATCTTGATACAAAGCCTTAGTTGACAGGGCTTGGCGGTATATATGCGCCCATCTGAGTGAAATCGGTTGACTTTTCTTACAATATATGGTATAATGGTGGTGGCGGTGGTTGTGTGTTCAAAGTTTTGTTTCCCAACTCCTTTCAATCAATCAAACTTGTCCCATGTCACACCTCCACCGCTATCCCTCTCATAAGCCAAAACATCTTGAGGTACCAACATGGGTTCTGAAATCATTTATCAAAAGAAATTCCCTAAATCGGAAATCCCGGACAACGAAACAGCTGATGTTGACATACCAGACGATGTGCCCCAGCTCTCCTTTGAAAAATTGATGGAGAGAATTACGAAAGAAACCGCCTATGTTGTGATACCGGAGCGCGAAGAACGAGCCAAGGTATTTATAAACAAGGCCATTGAGGCGTCCGAAACGTATGAATTTGACCTTACGATAGAGAAGCGGATTCCTCGCATTTCTGCGTGTTTCTGTATCGATCCGTTAGGTCCGATGACCCAAATGCTCGCTGTGATCAAGGAGGCAGATGACATCGACTTCCTCCCCGCCAAAGAGGACGGCAAGCTCACCTTGTGCTTGGATTTTTATACCCATGCGGAGTATGTAAGAGGTAAACGGACGAGGCCATAACAGAATCCTTATATATCAATCAAAAGAGCGCCCTACCGGTTACGGTAAGGCGCTCTTGGCGCTCGTTATATAAAATGGGCATAAGGTGTCAGTTCCCGATATTTGCAATAATTTGCGGACAATAAAGTGATCAAATCATATCTATTTAGATAGCTTGTTTTTAAGCACTTGGTTTTGAATTAATAAAGCTTCGTATGATTCTAATTCAATTCGTCCGATCATGCGTTTCAAATAAGCATTTTCTTTTTCTAACTGTTCAACTCTTTCCTGCAAAACATCCTGTGGAGTATAAGCCTTATAATTATATTTCTTTTGGCTTCTATTTTGCTCAATATAGGCTATTACTTCCTTGTTGGTATAAAAAAATGCCTTTGATAATCCAGAGCGTTTCCAAACTGTATAAGGTGTTACAGGAATGCCCTGTTCCATCATTTCATTAACTATTTCTTTTGCATATGCTACTTTTCTGGCGGATTCAAGTTTTCGAGCTTCAACCATTTTTTCTTCTTTACCCATAACAATTACCACATTTCTGCTGTTTTTCTCATCGCATCTATGTATTTTGCTCGTCCAATGTAGCTAAAAAAGCCCCATAGACTTCTTCTTCAGCACGATGTCTAACTTTGACAGCATCCTCAAAATTCGAAAACGCTCCCAAATACATGAGTTTCCCTTTAAACCTTAGACAAGCTTCCCACTTTTTCTTTGTTTTATTCCAATAGACACCGCGACAACCACTCGTGTTAGCAGCTGATAGCTTCATCTCTCTTATTTTGGTTACCTGTGTCCCTTGTTCAAATCTTGCACCTTTTAATGCATGCTCAACACTGTTCTGGTGGGAACACTCGGCACACATTCGCATTTTTTTATTCGTAAGTTGCCCTGTTGTTCTAAAAACCTTGTTTCCGCAGTTGCAAAGACATTCCCACTCTACAACCATTTTGTTGCCATGTTTCCGTTTGTTATCAGATCTTCTAATAACCGTAATATTTCCAAATGTCTGTCCGGAAAGATCCGGAGATTTAACGCAACCGCAATTAGTTGTTTGTCCTCTATTTAAATCGCCGGTTATGGCTACGAGTGTATTTCCACAATCACATTGGCAAAGCCAACGTCTGTTTCCGCGACTATCTGAGGGTAATAACTCTTTAACAACTAATTTTCCGTATCGTTTTCCTACAAGGTCTTCTCTTTTTCCCATCTTCCGTCGGCTCCTTAGTACAACATTACCCGCTCTCATTATTGTGTTTCGGAATGGTCTGAACAGAAAATTGGGGTTGTTGTTATTCTATATTCAAGGTCATCAATTCTTGAATGCTTGTAATACCCTTTTCCACAAGGTTCTTACACGAACTCCAAAGCGTTACCATACCGTTTTGCTTTGCCATGTCCCGAAGCACCTCCAAATTCCTTTCACGAACAACAGCGCTGCGCATATTCTCGTTCATGTACATAATTTCGTGTACTGCTATTCTGCCTTTGTAACCCGTACCGTTGCAGAACTGGCAGCCTTGGGGCCGGTAAATGCTGATTGGCTCGTTAATACCGAGGATCTCCATTTCCTTTGCCTTGGTCTTGCCTTTCTTCTTACACTCAGGACACAGACGCTTGACCAGTCTTTGTGCAATGACACCTACCAATGCATCCGCGACAAGGTAATCCGCCACACCCATATCCTCCAGGCGTGTGATCGCTCCTGTCGCGTCATTGGTATGCAAGGTGCTGAAGACTATATGGCCTGTAATAGCGGCTCTGACGGCTATCTCAGCCGTTTCTTCGTCACGCATCTCGCCAATCATGATGACGTCAGGGTCCTGTCGCAGAATGGAACGCAGTGCCGCAGAGAAGGTCATATTGGCCTTCGTGTTCACCTGCGTCTGATTGATGCCCGTCATAATATACTCAACGGGATCTTCGACAGTAACAATATTTACCGAGGGAGAATTAACCTCTTTCAGGAACGAATACAGGGTCGTTGACTTACCACAACCTGTGGGGCCGGTTAGCAGGATAATTCCGTGGGGCTTTGCTAACATCTTGTCGATGAGGACATTTTCATTTTCGGTAAAGCCGAGGTCTGCTCTTGTAAACCGAAAGGAGGTTTTATCAAGAACACGGATAACAAATTTCTCGCCGAACACCGTAGGAAGTGTGGAAACACGGAAATCAAATTCTTTACCACCGACGATCATGTTAATACGCCCATCCTGGGGAACTCTCCGCTCTGCTATATCCATACCGGCCATGATTTTGATACGGGCACATATGGCAGAATAAGAGTTAATGGGAAACTCCGCTCTTTCCTGCAAATCACCGTCAATGCGGTAACGCACCTTAACCACTTTTTCAAAAGGTTCAATGTGGATATCGCTGGCCCGATACGGTACGGCTTCCTTGATGACAGAATCCACCAGACGCACGGACGGATTATTGACCACATCGTTTTCCACAACCTCTTCGTCAGTCTGCCCCTTCTTGTCAGAGAACAATGCGTTATTGCCTTCTGTATTTAGATCGTTCAGCGCCGCAGAGGTTGAAATCATTGCCGCTATCGAATCAATGAAACGGTCGATCTGAACCGTCGGGACAAGAACATAATCAACAGGAGCGACGATTTGGGAATTGATTGCCGACATTGCCGAGCAATCCAGTGGCTTTGCGGTTGCAATCAGCAACTTTCCCTCAATGTTCATGGACACAGGGATAACCTTGTACCGCTTCATAAACTCGAAGGTGAATAGATCGAAGAGCGAATTGTCGATCTCCAGCATGTCCAATTCCACATAAGGAAGACAGTAATACTCACCCAAAGCAGGAAGCTCTCCAGCTTCTGTTGTGTACTCCTTCGCCAGCATGTAATCCCGGATGGATACATCCAGACGCTCACACTCTTCAAGAATCTTTTCCGCTTGTTTTTTCTTAATTATTTTTTTGTAAATGTAGAATTGTAAAAGATCTCGCTTTATATTCATCTGGAGCCTCCGAAATCAAGTGAGTGTACTCATAATGGAGAGCATGGGGGAATAAACCGCAATAAACAGGGTTCCGATCACGACACCCATAATAATCAGCATGGTTGGTTGAATTTTTGATGTAAGTGAGTTAATAGAGGATTCCACCTGCTGATCAAAAAACAAACAGGAACGCTTTAATACCTCCTCCAAAGATGCCGTTTTCTCACCAACCGAAATCATTTGGAGCAGCATTTGAGGGAACAGATTTTGTCTCTCAAGGGCATGGGTCAGTGAAACACCGTGGCGCACTTCCTCTGCCGCGTCATTAAAACGCGCTTCCACATAACTGTTGCCTAAAATAATGGACACGGTATCCAGTGCCGTAGCCATGTCCATGCCGCTTTCCAACAGCAAGCTAAATGCCCGAGCAAAACGCGCTGTAATAAGGTTGATCTGAATGCGACCAATCAAAGGGCATTTAATCTTGAAGACATCGATTGCTTTTTGGCCGGCCTTTGTCCGAGCATAGAGGAAAAGACCGCCGCCCAAAAGAATGATAAACAAGACGATTATTTGCCACCAATTCAAAAGAAACTCCGATACGTTGTATACCGCCAAGGTGAGGCCTTCCGGCTCGACGTTCAATGAGGAGAGAGAATCTCTGAATGTTGGCACAACGAACGCCAACATCAAAACCACGATTGCCACCGTCATCAGCGCAAGCATCGACGGATAGGCCATTGCGCCTTTTACCTTGTTCTTGATTGCTGCATCGGATTCGTAATAGTCGGCAAGCGACACGAACACAATGTCAAGTCTTCCACTGGCTTCACCCACGTGTACCATACTGCGAAAGAAATCCGGAAAGACCTTTTTATGCTTATCCAACGATTTAGACAGCATTGCACCGGCTTTTACGTCCTCGCTGATAACCTGTAAAATGGACTTGAAATAAGTCGAATAAGGCTGTTGCTTTAAGTTATCAATACAATCCAAAAGGGGGATTCCCGTTGAAATCATGATCGAAAACTGGCGGCAGAAGGTCGTTAATTCACCTAAATTAACCTTTCCAGTTCCGAGGGTGAAGAAAGCAGACGGGGTACCGCCCTTATAGACGGAGGCAGAAACCAAGTATAGCTTTTGCTTGGCCAGCTGTAATGCAAGGTCATTCTCGTCCTCTGCAATAAAAATGCCCTTGTATTTCTTTTTTTGCAAATTTACAGCCACGTATTTGTATGTTGGCAAAATACTCACTTCTTTCTTTTATTATCTAAACAATGACAGATACCAACGGATAGTCTGGCTTCCGAACAGCATCGCCACAGCAAAGCCGGATACCAGGAACGGAGCGAATGGATACTGCCGTCGGGCGTCTTCGTTTGCACGGGACAGGATCAGCATAATCAGGGCAGCGGGAATGGTGGCAATGAGCAGTCCAAGCAGCAACCGTTCCCATCCCAACAGCAGGCCCACAACGCCTGCCAGCTTCACATCACCGCCGCCCAGGCCCTCCAGACCGCATAGCTTTTCAAAGGACCACGCCACCAGGTAAAAGACGGCAAAGCCTGAAACACCGCCAATGACATGGGAAAGCCAAGTGAAATCCGTGTCAAAGCAGATGCTTGCTGCGCCGAGAACAAGTAAGATAATCTGAAAGCGGTCGGGGATGATTTGATGCTCCAGGTCGATAAAAAACACGCAAATAAAGACGGACAATGTGACCATGTAGATGCATGCAAGCAGAATGCTTTTTTTCCAAAACAGGAAGGCGCAAAGTAGCCACAAGACCGTATTGCCCAGCTCTACTGCCGTATAGCGGAAGGAGATATGGTTTTTGCACTTGCGGCATTTGCCACCAAGCATCAAGTAGGAAAGCACGGGGATATTGTCAAACCACCGCAGCTCATATTTGCAGGCAGGACAATGGGAATTGGGTTTTGCCAGGCTCATCTTATTTGGCAGCCGGTAAATCACCACGTTTAAAAAGCTACCAACGCATAAGCCGAAGACGCCGGACAGAACATAGGCGCAAATCAAGTAGAACTTATCCATATGGATACCCTTAGAACTTGCTTGAAGAGACGATCTGCTTCGGGAACAGGCCTCCGTACAGTTCCAAATTTTCTCGGACAGCTGCTACCTCTTTATCGACCGGCAAGCGGGTAAAGACGATCCCGTTTTCCTCCACTTCCGCGTTTACCCTGCCAAGGATATTCAGAAGGTCTTGCGGAAGATTGACACACACACTTTTTGGCTTGCCGAGCTCGGTCAAGTTTCCGTTTTCGTGAATGAGGGTCAAGGCCCACTTCATGAGAACACGGAAATTTTCATACGCGATCCCCTCCTCGTCTTCGGGGATTTCCCGCTGCATAAATTTCGGCAGCTTTCTGGGGGATTTTCTTGCAAAGATCTTAGGAGTTGCTTGCGGCCGCAAATTAACCGTTTCTTCCGACTCGGCTTCTCCTCCCTCTGAAGCGATTTCATCCAGGGCATCTTCCTCGCTATCGGGCTCGTCAGCCTTCGGAAGGGAATCACCTGCGCCATCGTTTTCCGAGACATCCTCAGACGGATCCTCTGCAAGAGCCATAATCGTCAGTTTTTTGGCTTTTGCCCGTTCTTTTGCGTTCAGGACCGTAAGCTCCGCTAAGGAGTGATCAAACAGCATATCCTCCTGAGTGACCTTGGGTTTTCTCAAAAATTCAAGGCCAAACGGAACCGTGTAACTACCGACTGTCTTGCCATTCGCCACGAACACAAAACGAGAATAAATGTCCTTTACATCCAGGAACAGAAATGATGCACCTTTCAGTGCGGAATCGATCAGCGATGCGCCGCAGACTGCGGCACTGGATGCGTAAGTAAGGGTATCTACCAGCAGCTTGTGTTCCGCGCAGGCAGCATAGATGGAGGTCGCGATCCGCTTCTGGACAGCCGCCACCGTATAAGTGGTATATTGCTTATTTTGGTCCGCTACCTGCGATATGATGTGTAAATCAGCGTAGTTGCGGTAAAGGCCGCTGAGCGTCACTTCAAGCATTTTCTTTGTCTGACCGAAGCCCCGCATCGTGGGGATTCGCACGGTGTCGGTCAGAACTGCGTTATCCGGAAGAATTACCGTTACTTTCCGAACAGATTCGGAGGGGGTCTTCTGCGTAAATTCCTTGATGGCTTCCTTAAATTTGTTGAAAAATTCCTCGTTAAACAAACTTCCAGTGAAGCTTTTTATATGATGGGCAATCGTTGCTACGTTATTTCCGACCATGGAATAGAAATGAAAGGCGGAAAGGTTAGTATCGATTGCAATTGTTGTCGTATAATTTTGGTTTGTCATGTTACGGTTCTCCGTTTTCGGTATACCTGTTTTGTCTCATTCGTTTGGAAGTGAGTAGCGCCATTGGATGACTTTCACTTGGCGCTCGTCGGTCAGCTCTGCTTCCACATAAAGTACCGCGTTTTTCGAATCATCGTTTTTTTGCCATACAGTAAGGGCATTTCCACTCACCGAATAGGCATAGTTTTCGTAGTCTTTTTCAAAATCCTGCCCTTCCTCGATGCTTGCGAGATAGTCTTCTCCAATTTGCTCTATCTCAACGGCTTGCAGTAGGGTAATATTTTCAATTTTTACTTGATAATGTCCGACTAAGGCCAGACTTGCCAGCAAGGCGCAAAGCATGAAGATAATGAGCATAAGCAAGATAGCGTTTTCAAAGGCTATTCCTCGCTTGCATTTTAGCTTTTTCATTAATTTCATGTTTCGTCACCCTTTCGATAGGAAAATGAGATGATTTCGTCCCCGTCCTCGTCGATTATGGTAATGGTTAATATGGCCTGTGCTACTTCCAACTGCGCGGCTTCCAACTGTACTAATTCCAACTGGATTTCGTGCGTAGTGGAAGTTTCTTCCGTAGTGGAAGTTTCCTCTGGCGTGATTACTTCCGTAGTAGTTTCTGCCGGTGTGGTCTCCGTCGTGGTGGGCTCTGTCGAAGTGGGCTCTGTCGAAGTGGGCTCTGTCGTGGTAGGCTCTGTCGTAGTAGGCTCTGTCGTAGTAGGCTCTGTCGTGGTAGGCTCTGTCGTAGTGGGCTCCGTCGTAGTGGGCTCCGTCGTAGGAGGTTCGGTCGTAGTAGGCTCTGTCGTGGTGGGTTCAGTCGTAGGAGGTTCAGTCGTAGGAGGCTCGGTCGTAGGAGGTTCGGTCGTAGAAGGCTCCGTCGTAGGAGGCTCGGTCGTAGGAGGTTCCGTCGTAGGAGGTTCGGTTGTAGGAGGTTCGCTTGTAGGAGGCTCGGTTGTAGGAGGTTCGGTCGTAGAAGGCTCCGTCGTAGGAGGTTCTGTCGTGGGAGGTTCCGTCGTGATGGCTTCCGGGAACACGACGCGGATCTCCGCTGTGAACCGATTTTCCTCGGAATAGTATGTATAGACCTTATTCCCATTTTCATCGGAAGTAACATTGGTCAGGATGACGCCTTCTGCAAAGGAAAGAAGCTCAAGAAAATCAGCCTCATACTCTGCTGCCTTGAAGCACTCCCACACATTGGCGGCGAAGCTTTGTGCTTTGCTTTTATTGATAGCATTCTCTGTTGCTGCAATCGAGGATAACACAAAGGAAAGTGCCGAAATAGTAACGGCAAGAATGATGGAAAGGGCGATCACGACCTCAACGAGGGAAAAACCGCTATTTTTACGTTTTTTACTCATGCTCGTCCACCCCCACAATTTTGCCGCTTCGGATACTTAACACAAAGCTACATTCTATCGGCTCGCCGTTTTCCCTGTTTCGGTAGGTCACACATTTGATGAGCTTATCGTTCACCGTGAATACCACACCGTCGATGGCGTCCAGCCACATGATCCTTGCGCCAGCCAGGGAGAGTGCGCCGTCCACGAAGCTCACGGTTCTCGCGTCCCCGTTTGCCGTCACGGTCAGAGTGCCGTCGTTGTCAATTGAGAACACGCTGTCCGGCCCATCATTTTCGGCCACCCAGGAGCAAAGCGCATCTTTTAGCGTGGCGTGTTCCTTCAAAAAAGCGTATTCAACCTTGTTTCCCTCAGCAAAGCCGCTCATCAGTACGGAAAAGGAAATAATCAAGGTTACGAGGATGGCCATCAGCGCCAAGACGACAGAAAGCTCCACAATGGTGAAGCCGCGTTTGTCGCGCATGACATTATGAGATTTTTGTACATTGGTAGTCATGTTTTTTCTGCACATAGATCTCAATCCTTCCTAAAATAGGCGCAAGCACTCGGCACCCGCAAGGAGTGTCGAGTGCTTGCGATTTGTTACTTACAATGGATAGAGGTTAGGAGTTACCGTTTATAGTCTCGCCGCAAGTATCGTCGTCACATACATTATCACCATCTGAATCAGTATGCTGGTGCGCAGGTTCTTGCTGCTGAACAGCTACGAGCTTTCCATTCACAAGAGTGTGAGTAGCAGTACCCTCGGTCACTACAGAGGGAACACCTTCTACAGAGATGGTAATTTTAGTGCCATTCTCATGGTCAACAGTAATAGCACCCTTGTTGTAAACTACATCGTCATCAGGAGTTTCGGTAGACAGATCCTCAGCCAAAGTAGCAGTATACGCGTTTTTTACTTCCTGCAAAGCCTTATTTGCATTAGCCTTATCGACAATGCCGGAGAAGGTGGGGATCAGCACTGCAGCGAGGATAGCGATAACAGCGATTACGATGACGAGCTCAACGATGGTAAAGCCCTTCTTGTTCAGTTTCTTCATGATTTTTGTCTCCTTGAAATTTAGTACTTATTATTGATACGCTTTTGCACTATGGGGCGCAAGCGTTACAACCTTTTTTGGGGGGGCGAACAGCCGTTTTACTTGATAACGAGGGTACCCTTTCCGCAGACGGGGCACTTGGAAGGTACTTCTGCCAGGGTATAATCTGCCTCGTGTGTGCAGCTATATCCCTTGTTTGTGCAGACGAAGTGGTACTTGATTTCTTCGATATTGTCGAAGCGCTTATTGGCAAAGTTGGTTCCCAACTCCTGGCAAATGCTCTCAAGATCCCAATTGGCAGCGTTATTCATGCTGTAGAGCACGCCGTTGAGGTCAAACTCAACACCGGGAGCGACGGAAACCGTCTTGATACCGCTGTAATACGTCTTGCCATTATAGTAGCCGGCACCCAGATAGAAGAGGTTGTTAGTGGTCTGAAGCTTACCTGCCTCGTCGGGACCGCCGATGGTAACCTTGGCGTCACCCTTGAGGGAAACGGTGTTGGAAGCATTGGCGTTAGTGTCGGTTACTCTTTCAGACTTTACAAAGTACAGGGTATCGGTATAATCCGCCGTGCCCTTGGTAGCATTGGGATCGGTTACCTGAATGCTGAAGGAACCGCCGTCCATAACAAACTGGGCATTCTGGCCGTTCTGGGCAAAGTGAACACCGACGATGCTGAAGCGGTATCTGACATAGTTGGAAACGTTCTGCGTCTTGGGGGAAACAACGGTGACATTCGAGTCGTTCAGATTCAGGGTTGCATTGGTGCCAACCACGAATACGCGGTGAGTAGCGCTGTTGGTCTGCCAACGATCCATGGTGTTGTTCCAAAATACCTTGGCAGTCAAGTTGATAGCAATATCTACGTTTTCCAGGTTCAGCGTTGCACCTTCGCCAACCTTGATGAAATCTTCACCGCCGTTGATGTTTGCGGCATTGTCAACGATCTTACCGTTCTTGATGGTCAACGTGGTATCCTTGTCAACCGTCAGGATGCGGGGATTCGGGAAGCCGGCATCCTTAGAGGGCTTGAGGGTTTGGCCATTCAGGTCAATCGTCACGTCCTTGGTAACCACAATGTCTTCATCCAAAGTAATCGCCTTGTCGAAAATAATGGTGGTTACGTACAAATCAGCCAGAGCATCGGTCAGCTCAATTTCATCCTTAACACGCACGGTGTCGGCAGGAACCGTACCGCCCATGCTTTCGATAATGTCCTTGATGAGGTCTTCAAGCTCTTCCTTGGTGAGATGGTCGCATTCGCACTTGAAGCCTGCAAGAATGTCGTTTACGATAGCCTTAACCTGTTCCTCGGTCAGACTTTCAGGAAGATTCTTGATAGCCTCTGCAATCGCAGCATCCATCTCGTCCTTGGTTACGCAAGAGTCAAATTCTGCTCTGAGGGCGTCGACGGCTTCCTTGATAAGCTGCTCAACGGTGGCTCTGTCAATCGATTCAGGGAACTCGATGTTGGCGATAGCGTCCTTGATGAGCTGCTCAACGGTAGCTCTGTCAACAGACTCAGGGAACTGGATACCGGCGATAGCGTCCTTAACGATCTGTTCAACGGTAGCTCTGTCAACAGACTCGGGGAACTTAATGCCGGCGATAGCATCATTGATCAGCTTCTCAACGGTAGCCTGGTCAAGGGTTTCGGGGAACTGGATACCGGCGATAGCGTCCTTGATCATCTTCTGAACGGTTGCCTTGTCAAGACCTTCGGGATGCGTGATCTTGTCGATAGCATCCTTGATAAGCTTCTCAACAGCTTCGGTATCAAGGCCGCCGGCAATCTCAATCTTGGCGATCGCGCTGTCGATCATCGACTGGATGGCGTCGGAGGTAATATCCTGGCCCTTGTAGGCGTTGATGGCTTCGGTGATGGCCGTAGTAACGTCATCCTTGGTGACGCCTGCGGGAAGCTCAACGTCTTCGAGACCGTTCTGGATCTCTTCCTTGACTTTGTCCCAGCTGACCGCATCTTCGGCATCAAGCTTGCCGCCGAGCTGGTCCTTGAGGTTGTTCAACTGCGCCTGCAGTTCCTCGGACTTTGCGTTAGCGTCTGCACGCGCATTGCCGAGGGAAACGAGGGAGCATACCAGACTGATAATCAGTGCGATTACCAAAACTACAATGGCTATGTCTTTGACATTGAAGCTTTTCTTTGCTGTGGTGTTCTTTTCTGTTGTGCTCATGTGTTCTTCTCCTTATTTGAATTTAAATTGGGGACTATTTTGCGGAATCGGCGGCAGTCATATCCGGAAAAGACCGCTTGCTTGATAGCAAACCTTACGGATATCACTGACCTGCCGACTCATGGGAAACAAATGGGGGACTGTTCGATTGGTGGTTTATGTTAGCGGCTTTCTGCAACGAGAGAGCTTTTTCCGCAAACGGGGCACTTAGCGGGTACCTCGGACAGGGTATAATCTGTCGAGTATCCGCAGTTGCTGCAAACGAAGTGATATCTGACCTCTTCAACATTGTCGAAGTAACCGTTAGCAAAGCTCGATCCGAGAGCTTGGCACTTGTACTCAAGATCCCAATTGGCTACGGTATTCATGCTATAGAGTACACCATCAAGGTCGACTTCTACGCCGGGAGCGACGGAAACCGTCTTAATGCCGCTGTAGTAGGTCTTGCCACCGGAGTAGCCGGCGCCGAGATAGAAGAGGTTGTTGTTAGTCTGAATCTTGCCGGCCTCATCGGGACCGCCGATGGTAACCATAGCGTTGCCCTTGAGGGTGACGGTGTTGGAAGCATTAGCGTTGGTGTTGGTTACTCTTTCAGACTTCACAAAGTAGATGGTGTCGGTATAATCCGCCGTGCTCTTAACAGCATTGGGGTCGGTGATCTGAATGCTGAAGGAACCGCCATCCATGACAAACTGAGTGTTCTGGCCGTTTTGGGTAAGGTGAACACCGACGATGCTGAACTTATATCTTACATAATTGTTGAAGTTCTGAGTCTTGGGGGAAACCACGCTGATGTCGGAGCCATTCAGCTTCAGGGTTGCACCGTTGCCAACGACGAAGATGCGATGGGTAGCGCTGTTGGTCTGCCAACGATTCATGGTGTTGTTTTTGTACACCATGGCCGTCAGGGTAATGGCAACGTCCACATTGTCCAGATTCAGCGTTGCGCCCTCGCTTACCTTGATGAAATCGTCACCGCTGTCGATCTCCTTGGCGTTGTCAACGATTTTGCCGTTCTTGACCGTGACCGTGCAGTCCTTATCAACCGTGAAGATTCTGGGATTCGGGAATCCGGCGTTGGCAGAGGGCTTGATGGTCTTGCCGTTCAGGTCGAAGGTCACGTCTCTGGAGATTACAAGGTTATCATCCAACGTGATGTTGGCATCGAAAATAATGGTGGTGATGTCAGGATCGGCCAGAGCCGCGCGGAGGTCGGTTGCGTTATCAACCCGTGCGGTATCGGTCGTAGGAGGTTCGGGAGCAGGAGGCTCCGTCGTAGGAGGCTCCGTCGTAGGAGGCTCGGTTGTAGGAGGCTCGGTTGTAGGAGGCTCGGTCGTAGGAGGCTCGGTCGTAGGAGGCTCCGTCGTAGGAGGCTCCGTCGTAGGAGGCTCGGTTGTAGGAGGCTCGGTTGTAGGAGGCTCGGTCGTGGGAGGCTCGGTCGTAGGAGGCTCCGTTGTAGGAGGCTTGGTTGTAGGAGGCTCGGTCGTGGGAGGTTCCGTTGTGGGAGGTTCCGTTGCGGGAGGTTCCGTTGTGGGAGGTTCCGTTGTGGGAGGTTCCGTTGTGGGAAGCTCGGTCGTGGGAAGCTCCGTGGAGGTCGAGTCGGAAGGAGCCGTCGTAGTGGTGGCATCCGTCGTGGAGGTGGTGGGTTGATCATCGCCGTTGCAACGGACACAGATCAGGATCAGGCCTACGATCAGGATCGCTGCTACCAGAATGAGAACCCACGTCAGAGATTTAGAATTTTTCTTCTCTGTTTCGTTCTTTTTTGTTTCACTCATGATATTGGTTTTCTTTCTTTACTTATGATGAGACTTTTGAATCATAATATGTATTGGTTTCGGCGGATAGCACTGTCCTGCCTATTCATGGAATACGGGGTTGTTTGTGAGGGTATGATTATCACAGCCGTAGTGCCAGAGATATGTAAGGTTGCAAACCATCTTAGCCTGTTGAGATTAATGTAACATTCTCCAAAATCATTTGACCCGCAACTACATAGGTATTTATATCATTAATTATAGCTTCAGAAGCCTGAATTGTGCCATTTCTAATAGTGACTGTACCGTAGTTCGCAGCTAACACAGAGAACGATCCACCTACTACACTCGAAGGCTGGTAGTTAAGTGTACTGCTACACAAGTCTATAACAGCAGCACCCTTATTGCTAATTCCAAGTTTATACGTCCATGCGCTGATACCGTTCGCCTGGATGTAAATGGTTTTTTTCTGCAGGCTGGCGTAATTGTTCTTTAACGTCTGGTAATTGCTACTGCTCACTACATAAGCGGAACAAGCACTGCAAACATTTGTATTGATACTATGCTTTACCAATGTATCACAACATGTCAGCCTATGATATTGTTCATCAACAGGTATTTTTTGACCTGTTGAGTGATCACAAAGTGTGTTAAAACCGCACACTGTACAAATACCATCATCACCTGGAGTGTGGGGCTCTTCCGGTTCGTTTTGGCAATGATAACAATTGGCTGTATGGCCAGTAGCAGTAGCTATGTATTTATTGTCCTGATTTGTGAAAAGATGACCCTTTGTTTCTTCTTGGGTGGTACAACTCGAATAAACGCAGTCAAGTCGGTGGGTATCGATATTTATATATACATATTTGTCCCGGTGCACATGGAACCCACATCCAGGTGTCATACAATTGCCGTTGCCATTGTTGATGTTGTGTGCTTGTTCAATTCTCTCAAGGCAATCCTTGCAATCTAAATAGTGGTGGCTATCATAGACCGTAGGAGTAATGACATAATCTGTATGACTGCAGGGATCAACCTCTACCAAACAACCACCGCAATCAAGGCATTTATAATGGTCGGGGTCGTGTTCATCGCCACCAATAAGGCACTTGCTCAATGCGTTAAGTTCAGCCTTTGTGAAGGTGTGATCACAGGCATCGCATGCTTGGGTTTTATAGTAGCAGCGATAAACATATGTCTTCTCTTTGGTGCAAATACAGACTTTATTGACACCAGTGTAAAGATGGCTTTCTGTTACAGAATCACCACAGAGACGGCAAGTCTTTGTATGCTGCCTGGTGTCCTGGTCATCATCGTAACTGTAGATATTATAGATATGCTCACAAGGTTCGGTCTCAGGCTCGGATGCGCCGGGCTCAGTCTCGCCGGGCTCAGTCTCGTTGGGCTCAGTCTCGTTGGGCTCAGTCTCGCCGCCACCCTGGTTGTCATTGCCGGGGATCTTTTCGAGTTTACCATCCACAAGCTCATGCGTCACATCTTCAGGCTTACCGCCTTCCAGAACCGACGCCTCTCCATCCGGCGTGATGGAAATATAAATGTCTTTGTCCGCGTCGGGTTTTACTACAATATTCTCAGTAACGCCAGAGACTTGACGATTGGGCGCGGGCTTCAACAGATCCTCTGCAAGCGTTGCCACGTAGGCCTGCTGAACTTCCTGCAGCGCCACGGACTCGTTGGCTTTGGCAATGATGCCGCTGAAGGTAGGAATCAGCACGGCGGCCAATATGGCAATGACCGCAATGACGATGACGAGCTCAACGATAGTAAAGCCCCTCTTCTTCGTTTTCTTCATCATTATTATATACTCCTTTGTTTATTTGCATTACTTATTTCATACTCAAGCGCGGTGTAACAGCTCTTGCACAGTTGACCGCAACCGCTCACATAGAACTTGCGTTCCGTGATTGGAGCATCTACATCATATTCGGTATCCCCTCCGCAATATACGCACTTGTCATGAATATGTTGCATGGATTCATGGGGCTCATCATTTTGCGTCGGTTTCGCGCATCGATGGGGACATTCCTCGCATTTGTTGACAGAAAACAAGGCCAACACAAAAAAACCGCCGCAAGCACCCACTCCGAGAGCGGCGAAAATGCCAATTATGAGGACTGTTGTCGATACCAAAACATCACCCGATTTCGTTGGGCAAAAAGCAGACTGCCCGCACACCCAAAGATCCATATACATTATACCTTTTTTCTACAAAAAATGATATTTGCGCAATATCCATAATTTTTGTTTTTTTTTTTTTTTTTTGGGAGGTTTGCACAATGCGGAAATTGAACAAAAAAACACCCTCGGAAAAGCTCCGAGGGTGCTATCCTTATTATATTCTTTCCTGCATTCTATACCATGTTCTGCGGCTGATGCCGAGACGTGAACAAGCGTCCTTTATCGTCTCGCCTTCCAGTAATTCCGCCTTAGCTTCAACCTTGCGGGGCTTTCCAAAACCGCGCCCGGTTTTTGCTGATACTCGCTTACCGTCTACAACCGGCATAGCGGCGATGCCTTCCTCACGGCGCTTCTGTGTTTTTTCGCGCTCCTGCTCTGCCATGGCTGACAATACTTCCACAAGGATATTCGTCACCATTTCGCGAACCCAGTCTTGTTCGCCGAAATCCAGTAGCGTTGTGGGGATATCTAAGATCCGTACAATAATCCCGTTATCCTTAAACCACTTCAATTCCTCTTTTACAAGAGCGCTGTTTCTGCCGAGACGGTCAAGTTCCTTAACGACAACTTCATCGCCCTGCTTTAACATCGATTTCATGCGCTGATATTCCAAACGCTCAAAATTCTTTCCGCTCTGCTTATCGGCAAAAACTTCGTCAATTTCATCCTTATATGCTTTTGCTACTTCCAGCTGACGGTCTAAGTTTTGGTCCTTGGAGGATACGCGGGCATAAAAGTATCTACTCAATGACATATACCCCCTCTGCTTTTCTTCCGCTGGTGCGGGGCTGCACTACAATTTCATAATCCATGGCAGCCAGCATTTCTCTCAGCTTATCTACGCTGATGTTCTTTTGAGTCAGTCTCTCGTATATGCTTGCGTTACTGACACCAATTCTCTTGCCTAAGTCAACATTCTTGATGTTTTGCTTTTCCATTATTTCTTTTACAATATCTGTCGCTTTCATGCTTGATCGCCTCCGTCTTTGATTCTATAACCATTATATACCTTTTATTGGCAAATGTCAAGATATTTCTTGAAATTTGTCTTTTTTATTTTTTCGGCGGTAAAACGCCTCACCCGGCCCGCTCTCGCTCTCAGATATCCCCCACCCCCGGCAGATAATAACGGTGTTTTGTGTCATAAACTCTACATAATGACACACAAAAATATATCAAGAAATATCTTTATATTTGTGTAATATATGTATTGTAATTCAAGATATATCTTGATATAATGGATGTAGTCAAGAGATATCTTGATAATACAAAACAAAGGATGGTAAACACTATGCTAAACATTTTCATTAACACATGGGGAAACTACAACGAAAACGGCGCCGATGGTGGCGAATGGGTAACGCTCCCAATGACAGAGGAAGAACTCGAAAACACCTTGCAACAGATCGCGGATAACATGGGAGATCTTGACCCGGAATTTTGTATTCATGATTATGAATGGACAAGCGAAATTGAACCAAGAGACATTGGCGAAAATGAAAACATTATGGATCTGAATGAAGAAATCAACGACTATGCTGTATTAAAAGACTGGGAACAAAAAGAAATAGCGGCAGCTATGGAAGCATTTAGTTATACCTTTACGGAAGCCATGGACAGACAGCAACGCGGATATTTTACACTATTTGAGGGTATGGATCTTACAGAGGTAGCAGAGCACCTTATAGACGAATGCTACGACCTCCCAGAATTTGCTTTACGCTACTTTGATTATGAAGCCTTTGCACGTGACTTAGGTTATGACGGTTACACAGAAACAAGTTACGGCGTAATTATTGACGGTTAAGGGGGAAAAACATGCTCGGCATAATCATTGTATTAGCTATCGTATATGCTCCGCTCTACCTAATCACAGAGCTAACAAAGAAATACAAGTAAGCACAAGCCCGGCGATCTCGTCGGGCTTTTCTTATGCTTTCATAAAGGTATATACATCGCTCACGGGCTCATTTAAGGCCGTTTTAAGCGTGTTTTACGGCAGGGTAGTGTATTTGCCTTACCTTGATATAAAACCTCTTAGAAGCCAAATAAACGCATTTTAGAGCATATGCCCAAATATCACCCCCAAAACAGATAAATTTTGATATTTTGAGTCAAAATATGAACTCTTTTTTAACACAAGTCCCTTGATCGGGCATCAACGCGCCCTATTTACCACTCTGAAAGTCCCAAAAGTCCCAAAAGTCCTGAAAGTCGTAAAAAACTACCGCCCACAAAGTCGTGAGCGGTAGTCGTAAGTTAATCGGGAAGCTCCTCGTATTTAGCGCTGATCGTCGCAGCATCGGTTTCAGAGCCAA